TCCTCCTCTACGTTTACTACCAGAACCAATTTTTCTTGCTGTTACACATATTTTATGCTTTTGTCTCCATCTTCTAATAGTAGAGTTTCCGACATTGAGTAATATAGCTGCATCTTCAGTTCTAATAGAGGCATCTGATAAAATAGTAATATCTTCAAGTTTGGGGTTAAACATACAAGTATTTATCAATACCATTTTTGTATGAAAGGGAGGTAAAGGTAACCATATTATAGAGCATCCATTTGTTGCGCCTCGACATAGAGTTCGTGAAGTCGATTCTTAATTTTATCTTTGTTCAATTCAGTTTCGATGGCCTCGACATAGCTATTCAAAAGTGTACCGGTATCTGCCATACAGATCGATTCATCTTCCACAGATTCGGCTGCGTATTCAGAGAATGATTCGACGATCTTGATATCAAATGGTTCGGCCGCTTGCAGTTTATCTATGTACTTGTCGAAGGCATAAGGATCCTTCTTCGAGTTGACGATCACCTTGATGAAGGTTCCTCTTGCCTTGCTAAGATCCAACTCATTGACGTATTCAATCGGAGAAGAGCTTTGTGAGTCATCATAGACCAGTCGTTGAAAGATGCACAATGGGTTACGAATCGCCAACAGTTCACGTGTATCGGTATCGAACACGTGGAAATACTTTGGATCGTTTGCATCGCTCCAGGTCAATTCGTACTGAGTGCCGAGATAATGAATGTTGCGATCAGAATTCTTGGTATGATAATGACCCGAGAGAACCATCTCATAGCGAGAGAAGAGTTCTGGAGGCATGCCATGGCTCTGAGCTGGAGCGCCTTTCATCATCTCAAATCCAGACAATTCCAGGTGAGAGGCAATGATCGAGGCATTTGCGGTCTCGATGAACCGCATGCTCTCGGCATAGTTATCGGTGGTGATCCAAGGCAACAGCGCGATGTTTACTCCATCGTACTCCTTCACTGTAGGCTTCATAAAGACATTGACCTCAGGAGAATAGTGAGAGAGGTATTCGTTCAATGAGCAGAGCGAATTGGTATTCTTCCAGTAGACGTCATGATTTCCTGGAATGATGTCCATCACCATACCATATTCCTTCAGCTTGTCCAAGAACATCTCACGATTACGCTGAAGCACCTTATAGTTCACATACTTGCGATGCTCAAAGTAATCACCGAGATGAATGATTTGCTTGATGTCATGCTGAACGCAATAAGGGAAAAAGATTTCCGAATAGAATCGTTCGCTATAATCCAGGAATATGTCACTGCCGCTTTTGACGCCGGCATGAGTATCGTTGATAAGGGCAATGCGCATATGAATTAGTCAATAAAGAAGGATTCGATGATTGTGAGTTGTTTCTTTGTGACGAGGAGTTCTTCGCCGTTTTCATCTAGAATGGCTCGCTTCTGGACCGCAGATTTTCTTGGCTTGCCGAATTGATTCTTGTGCGCCTCTTTGTCCTCGACTCCTGCGGCCTTGTCGCCCTTAAAGAAGGTGTCGTTCTTAGTACGAATACGCTCAATCATTCCTTCACCGGTATGGTCGCTATCGCTGCCAAAATCGGCAAAGGCATTAGAGCCAGAATGTTCGGCATAGAGGACCTTGATATCGGCCTGCTTCTTCTCCTTGGCAATGCGTCGGAGGAAAGCAAAGTAAGAAATCTGAGTGAAGTAGGCAAAGGCATTTGGCAATCCGGTGCGAGTGGCTTTGTTCACGTCATAGTTAGTGATTGCCTTGACACAGTTTTCAACTGCATCCATCACCATCTCATCCCTGTAGGTGTAGTTGATGAAATTGTATTTGTGAGATAGTCCTTCGCAAATCTTAAGGAAGCACATGCCAACATAATTGGGAATGATTCCTGCCTCCTTGCCTGCCTCCTTCGCCTCATTGACCGATCGCACGTAGTCGACCACTGCCTGAGAGAATTCCTTGTTGTTGACGTAATGGACTGATGCCCGTTTTTCCTTTAGCGTTGCCATGCCGTTATTCTACCATATCCGGGAGGTTTGTACACCTAAAAGTGATAAGAGGCCAAAAATAGTTTCACTGTCGTGAATTATATGGTGTACATACCAGGAATTTATGGTATAATACTACTAGATCAAGCTGCTGTTAATTGTTCCAATTTCGATTTGGATATTGATTCTTCAAGTTAGACCAATCAAACCCTTTATCCTCTTTAAGGATATCATCGTCCTCTGGCACCACTAAGGTTGAATCCAAGGCATCTGCTAGGTCGGCAAACTTATTTACTAGCAAGGCATCACAGTATTGCTTCTTCAAGGCAATCGCGGCTTTGGATTCTAGCATGATTGACGTTCGATAAACGATCACTGATTCACCGATGCCATACGGTGTAAAAGGAATCATAATAGTATGTATATCGCCGATCATGACGTTGGTGATGACTCTCTTTAGCTCCATCACGTTGCTCAACTCGATGGCATTCTCATGAGCATCAAGTAACTTACCAATGATCTGGGCACCGGTACTCAAGGCATAGACACGAATATTCATTCGCTCTAGATCTTCATAGAATTCCTTACTCAACATAGCAGGTCGATCTCATATAGTTTGTAGTCAAAGGATTCCTTAGCATAGATCTTAACTCTATCTATCGCGTGCTGCATCGTGTAGTTCTTGGCTTTTTTCCAGGAGAAGTTATCGGAGATGTCAAAGACGGTGGTTCCCCTGCCATCATCAGACTTTCGTAGTCCTCGACCAATGCTCTGTAATACCCTGATCTGGCTTTTCGTTGGCGCAGCGAATATAATCTGATGTAGATTCTTGACATTGATTCCTGTACTAAACGTACCAACACTGGCCACAATGATTGCATCTTTTTCTTTTTCTGTAATTTCTCGGATTCTTTCTCGCTCGTTGACATCGGTAGAGCCAGAGACAAAAAAGACCTTACGATCACCTTTGACTTTTGCCTTGATCATATCATAGAGAGGCTTTCCATGTTTCTGCACTAGGTTATATAGCACTAACGAATTGCCTTGCTGATCCACCGCCAGGTTTGTAATGAATCGATTGCGGGCATCACAAGAGACGATGAAATCAATCTCATCCTTATAGTCCATCTTACTGACGATCTTTCGAATCTCATCTGAATACTTTAAGACAAGACATTGAACCTTCAACGCTGCCAAGGTATTTGAATCCATTAGCGCCTTGGTCGTCGTGACCCTCTTTACAGGTCCAAAGTTTCCGGTAAGCACAAGCTCATGGACTTGAGTATTGTCTAAGGTGCCAGTGGTGCCTACTCTAAAGCGAGCATTGACCAGCGCAGCCATGATTGTATTCAACGATTTAGCCTTGAAAAGGTGTGCCTCATCTCCGATCACCATACCGAATTGAAGGAACCATGATTTAGGCAGCGTGATGGCACTTTGCCATGTGGTGACTACGACGCGTGAGGAGAAGTGAATCTTTTCTTTTCCGGAATAGATCTTGTGCACATCGATGTCTGCCTCGAACTCTGCATCTCGCTGTGAATAGTCCGCGAAATCCTTAGTCATCTGCTCAACTAGACTTGTAGTCGGGACAATGATGATTGCCTTTTGATTTTCATCCGATGCATGATCCAGGAACCAGCGAATCATAAGATAGATGATCAACGATTTTCCAGAACCAGTAGGAGATATGAGGAGCGCTCTGCTTTCCCTCATCGCATGGGTGAAGGCATCGATCTGATAGTCTCGAGGCTTAATCTGGTTGTTGCCACCAGTAATAGTCAAAGCGTCAATGAACGACGTCAATCGATCCATCGAAGGCACATCAGATGAAAGCAAAGAATCGTCTAGCTTGATTTCATAGCCACGCTGTTTGGCAAACTCGGCCAGATGAAACAATAGTCCATAAGGCAACGTATTCGATCTCTGATCAAAAAGTCTTATTTTTCCATCCCATAATTTATTTTTAAATGCCGGAATAAATTTGTAGCCCTCGGCAAAGAAAGTAAAGAACTCGCCGATCTCCATCAAGAGACCCGAATCCTTCGACTCGACCACAACGATCGATTCATTTTTCTTTCTTACCGTGATCATATGTTAAAATCCAGAGGTGAACTTCTTGAAGTCAATGATATTCTTGATATTCGAATGCCTCCACTTGATGTTGTCCATAATATCCTGAAGGGTCTCGACGATCACCTTCTGATAGTCGATCTGTGCCACGAGTTTGCTTATGTCGCTGTCAGTGGAGTAGAACATATCCATGTCACCCTTCATTGGTTTTGCCATTCCATCAAACGGATCATACTTCCATTGACGCTCATCCATATCGGCTTTGGTCATCTTGCCATTATAGTAGAGCCACTTGTCTTTCTTGAGCGCGATGAGCTGAGATTCCCTTCTCTTCAGCTGAAGCTTACTGATGCTAAAAACTTCAAGGTATTTTGCATGAAGTTTGGCGCTCTTCATAGAGGTTTCATCGAGGTTAATATCGTCGATGATCGAGTCTTCTTTCCAATCCTTTAGGATATCATCAAGTGTCATACTATGATTTATACACTCTTCAGGAAATAAAACTCATGGTGTCAAATCTGAATGTCACGTCTGCCTGAAGATATTCAATGTCGCCGTTTTGTGTGTTGAACTCCACTCCGTTCAAAGAGACAGGAAACGCGCTGGTAAACTTCACTTGTTTGTTGACTTTACTTTTGCTCGACATGATATTAAGAATCATATCGCAAAACTCTAATTTACCGGCAGATACCGAATTTATATTCAACCAATCGAAGATCTCATTATAGTTGTTCATGTCTTCATCTATCAACATCCGCACGTTTAGCGTATCGTACATGATTTTATCGCCAGGCATATATCCTTGTCTGTTACGAAACGAAGTAGTGACCTCGGCGTTATTGACGGTAGGAAGAATGACCGATGTGATAAAGTATTCGACGTTACCATATTTGGTCGAATCCATCGTCAATTTAAACCCGATCGGAGTTAAGAAATTACGATTGCTTGTCAGTGAACTGCTCATGAATCTATTTATTCAAAGACAAAAAAAGGGGATCCTTCTTTCGAAGGATCCCCCAAACTGAGAACTAAAATTAAATTTTAGTCTCGAGGTTTAATTACGCACCATACGGCGAAGGAGAAACACCGCCGAGGCCAGTGATTTCAATCTTACGGAAGTATTGGTTGCTGTTACGGTGACCAAGCACTGAGGTAGAAGTACCTTCAACATTGGAGGAAGTAACTGCACCACCAGCAAACGGGTTAGCAACGAGACCATAACGAGTCTTGAAGCCGATCTTCGGCTGGAAGCTGTTAGGATCGACGGCGCGAACCATCGTCAATGGAACGTATGGGCAATAGAACAGACCCGCGTCGTAGTTGTTCGTGCCGCGGAAACCGACAGTAGCATAATCGGTAGTTGCATAAGGGTCAACGAAGACCTTCATGCGACCATTGAGAATACCTGCGAAGGTATTGCCAGTGTCGTCGACGTTGAGGTTGGTGCTGAGAGCAGGAGCATAAGCAAGGACACCAGCGGCGGCCAGAGCGGAAGCAACGTTGCTTGAGCAAACAACGAAGTTACCCTTGCCACGACGTGTGTCTTTAGCGATACGGTTAGCTTCGACTTCCAATTGGAAGAGCAAGCCTTTGACCTTTTCGAGGAACCAACGACCGTCGGCTTCTGTGTCGAGGTCGAATGTACCGGAACCTTGGATCACTGCGTCGGTTGAAGCAGATGGGAAGTTGACTTCGTTGTAGGCTGCATCGAGAACGCCACCAAACTTAGCCTTCGAATTCACTGTGTTGATGATTTCGCGGTTAATTTCAGCAAGGATTTCGGTTGACAGGATGTTAGCCAATTCGCCTTCGGCATCAAGACCGTGAACGGCCTTAAGGTCTTGTGCGAGTTCCATTGTGTACTCGGCTTTCAGGGCGCGAGTAACAGCAGTAACGGTTTGCTTCTCGATGGTGAAGCCCATGTTGCCGAAGCCTCCGCCGTCGCCGGTAGCGCCTGTGCCGGAAGCATTGCTAGTGAGTGCTTCACCGTCTGAGGTAGCAAGACCACCACGACGAAGACCACCTTCACCAGTTTCACCAGCAACTGAGCCGGAGAATGCGGTGTCGATCGTGTTCATGAAGGCTTCCTTCGTGACGCCGGAACCACCATAGTTTTGATAGTTGCTCTTCATTGCGAAGATAAGGCCTGTAGGCATGTTCATCGGTTGGACCGAGGCGATGTCATAAGCGATCAGGTTAGGCATTGCACGACGAACCAGAGCAATAAGGACAGGATCCCAGTTGCTGACGGCCGAGGTACCAGTGGCTTCACCGAGGAAACCGGCTTGTGAACGCTCTTCTTGAAGGGCACGCTCTTGGTTTTCGAGCATCACCGAAGTGATGGCGCGACGATAGTTGTCTTTGAAAGCAGGAGCGTCCTTGGCTTCAAGGATCGGGGCCCACTTCTTTTCGAGTTGTTCTGAATTAAACATAATAGTTATTTCTAGTTGTTGGTTATTGGTTTGGGGTGTGTCTCTCTCAAATTAACCTTTAGCTGTTGCTAAACGAGACACGGCGGTTAAATACTTAGCCATCGACGGAGAGATCTCATTTGAGAAATCTTCACCTTCGACGATCGTTTCGATTGTTTCATAAACGGAATCACTTGATTCCTCGAGTGCTTTAACGTTGTCTTTGTTGGAGAAATAAGCTTCCTTGATTGTTTCCACCTTATTGCGGAAAGTATCTTCGGAGACGAATTCAACATCTTGAACAAGGTTAGCAAGTTTTGCGGCTTGTGTATCAGCCAAGGTCAGTGCGGCTTCGGCAAGAACCTTTTCACGAACGAGCACTTCGACTCTTTCGCTCAAGACCGTTGCATCGGCTTGTGCCAGGGCTGCTGATTCCTTGAGACCTGCAAGCTCGACTTCCAATTCGGAGACGAGATCTTTTTTGCTCTCAGGAACTTCAATATAGTTTTCAACGAACACAGTCTTCAGAGCACCGATAAAGTTCTCTGCAATTTCTGCAC